TCGGACGATTGGGGAGAGGACGAATTGAAAGAGACAAGGATAAGAGCTTATTATGGCTAGAGGTTTTGAACCCGGAGAAGCTAACGTATTAGAAGCAGACATAACACCTATGCTGTCTAAACTTGGTTCTGGAATTGGAAGTTATTTTAAAGAAAAGGCAACTAATTTAGCAGACACTATAATGCTTCCCGGACAGGTAATGTTTGGTAAACCGTCAGGTGAGCCTTTTACACAAAAGGAACTTATCGAAGGTGCCATGGACTTATCTGCTCTTGTAGCAGGTGGCGGTATATTAGCGGGTGGTGTTAAAAAAGGCGCGGGTGAAGCCTTACTTGGAATGAATGTTCGTGCTAAAGACATGAATTTAGGATCTGCCAGTGTAATACCTTCTGATGTTAAAAAGAAAAGACTTCTTATATTATCCTGTGGTGGTAAGAAATGTGCTGACATTGATGCTGTTCAGGCTTTAGATCGATATACGGGACCCATGTATCAACAGGTTAAAAAGTCTATTCGTGACAAAACTATACCCGAAGATTTGGATATTGCTATATTGTCCGCGGAACACGGGCTTATAAGTTCTAAATTACCAATAAAAAATTACGATACGATTATGACCCCGGATAAAGCAAAAAAGTTATTGTCAGACCCCGATCAGGTTAATCGTATTAAAAACTCTACTTTGGGATATGAAGAAGTTATTGTACAGGGTAGCCCGAAATACACAGATGTGATAGAAAAAGCGACAGATGGTTTACCTAACCTTAAAAAAATAACAGGTTCTTATCTAAATATGCGCGGTCAATTAGGTCGTTTTTTGAGAGGAGAGGATTAATGGATGACTTTATGAGTTTAATCCAGTGGATTGGCGGCGAACCGTTTGCCGTGGGGCTCCACCGAAAAAAATTTTTAGCAGGCGGTTTTGAAAATTTACCGGATATTGAAAGACAGGCTTTGCAATACGAAGCTGACTGGCACAGTAAATTTGGTTTAGGCAGTGGTGGTCAATATTTTATGAGATTTAAAAAAGGCGGAATAGTATCTTTACCCGCCGCACAAAAAATAAATAATTACTTTAATAAACTAAACAATGGGAGATAAAAATGAGTGACGAAGAACAAATGTTAAAAGCAGATGGGTTTGATCAAGCGGTTTTAGGCGTTGGCCGAAGGTGCGGGCAACCTGACCTGTTAGTGTACGATTATCACAAATGTTGCGAAATACTTGTGAAACGTGATAAGATGACGTATGAAGAAGCACAAGAGTTTATGGAATACAATGTCGTTGGCGCGTGGGTAGGGGATAAAACACCTGTCTTCGTCAATACCGACAAAGAAGAGATATTTGAACTTTATGATTTATCAGAGGTAAAATTAGATGGCCAAACCACCCATTAGTCTGATGGACAGAAATGTCCCAGCACAACTTGATCCTGAAGACCTAGAAGCAGAAATAGAACTAGAACTTCCGGGAAGCATGGAACCAAAAGAAGTTGGTGAAATAGAAGTTGAGATGGAAGACGATGGTGGAGCTGTCATAGATTTCGACCCGGTAGCCACGGCTGCCGAATCAGTACCACAGGATTTTTATAGTAATTTAGCAGAAAGCATGTCTGATCAGGAACTGAGCCGTTTAGCTGGTGAGTTGATGTCAGAATACGAAGCAAATAAAAGCAGCCGGCAGGAATGGGAAGATGCGTTTGCAAACGGGTTAGAGCTTCTGGGTTTTAATTACAGTGAACGCTCGGAACCTTTTAACGGAGCCACAGGCGTTACGCATCCTTTACTTGCAGAAGCTGCCGTGCAGTTTCAGGCACAGGCATTTAATGAACTACTTCCAGCAGGCGGTCCGGTAAGAACAAGTATTGTTGGAGCAACCACCAGACAGACAGAAGATCAGTCGCAGCGTGTAAAAGATTTTATGAACTACTACATTACAAACGTAATGGAGGAATATACACCTGAGTTTGACCAGATGCTTTTCTATTTGCCATTGGCAGGTTCTACCTTCAAAAAAGTTTACTATGACGGGGCCCTCGACAGAGCGGTCAGTAAGTTTGTTCCAGCTGAAAATCTTATTGTGCCTTACGAAGCAAACGATTTGGAAACATGCCCTAATATAACACATGTTGTAAAAATAAATTTAAACGAACTACGCAAACAACAGGTATCCGGTTTCTATTTGGACATACCGGTGCTGCCGCAACAGGGTGGCGGCAGTTCGTTAACACAGGAAATAAACGAATTAAGCGGTATGGAGCCGTCCCAGATAGATTATGACTGCACGTTGCTTGAGTGTCATGTTGATTTGGATCTTGATGGATACGAAGATGTAGGCAAAGATGGAGAGCCTACCGGTATCAAGATACCTTATATTGTAACAATCAGTCAGGATAACGGAGAGATACTGGCGATTCGTAGAAACTATGCCGAAGCAGATCCTCAAAAGAAAAAAATACAATATTTTGTACATTACAAATTTTTGCCGGGATTTGGGTTTTATGGTTTAGGTTTGATACATACAATTGGTGGTCTGTCACGGACCGCGACTGCTGCATTGAGACAGTTAATCGATGCAGGTACGCTATCTAACCTACCAGCAGGTTTCAAGGCCCGTGGCCTACGGATCAGGGACGATGAGGATCCTATACAGCCCGGAGAGTTTAGAGACGTAGATGCACCTGGTGGTGCCATACGGGACTCGCTTATGCCTTTGCCTTTTAAAGGACCAGACTCAACTTTATTTCAACTATTAGGTTTTGTTGTTCAAGCAGGACAACGATTCGCAACAATTACAGATTTAAAAGTAGGAGATGGTAATCAGCAGGCAGCCGTGGGTACAACCATAGCAATGATGGAACAGGGCTCACGGGTCATGTCTGCTGTACACAAACGCTTGCATTACGCAATGCGTATGGAATTTAAATTACTTTCTAAAGTTATGGCGGATAGCTTACCTCCGGAATACCCTTATGCAATAGAGGGAGCAGAGGCAAGCGTTAAAGCACAGGATTTTGATGATCGTGTAGATATCATTCCTGTGTCCAATCCAAATGTCTTTAGTCAGGCACAACGTATCGCGCTTGCCCAGACACAGATGCAGTTAGCAGCACAAGCTCCTGAAATGCATAATATGTATGAGGTTTATCGTGATATGTATGAAGCGTTGGGAGTTAGAAGTATTGACAAATATCTCAAGCCGCCCGTTTCTCAGGAGCCTGTACCAAAAGACCCAGCACAGGAGAATATGGATGTATTGGATCAAGCCCCCCTTGTGGCCTTTCAAGGACAGAACCATCAAGCGCATATCATGGCCCATTTGGTTTTTGGCGGTTCGCCTACAGTTAGTGGAACGCCTCCGGTTGCCGTTGCATTACAAAAACACGTTATGGAACACGTTAAAATCCAAGCTCAAGAACGGGCTATGGCTGAAATTACTGAAAAAGGAGGAGCCCAAACGCAAGCGGGGCCGTCCCAAGAAGAAATTCTGACAATGGAGTCTCTTACCGCTCAGTATGTAGCGGAAGGATTGCAGCAGGTTCAGCAACTTAGCCAGCAGTTAAGCGGTGCAGGAGCTCCTGACCCTGTTGTTGAGTTAAAACAGCAGGAATTACAACTAAGAGCTCAGAAAGATCAGGCTGAAATGCAGAGAGATCAAGTTGATTTAGAGTTACGCAACAAACAAATCGACCAATCAGGCGCTATTTCACGCGAAAGAATACAAAGTCAGGAAAAAATGACTGATGACCGTATTGATGCCGCGAGAGAACGAGAAGTTATGAAACAACAAGTTAAACAAAGGAGTGGACAATGAGCAAAGTTCGTATTGTTACCGGAAAAGCAAAGATAAAAATGATAAATGACGACCAAAGCTACAAGTTAAAACAGGTTTCTGTACCAAAAGGGCCTTTAAAAAAGAAAAAAGCTCTTGGAATGGGTGCAGCAAAGCGTGGCGGTGACTATTTAGGCGTGTAATGGCTAAAAAAACGCTACAAAAGGACAGTAAATACCTAAAACATGACCTTGATGGCGATGGAATCGTAACAGATGAAGAAATTGCACGCGAAGAACGCATTATTCGTTTAGAAAACAACGATAAAATGCAGGATCAACAACGCATGATATGCTGGGTATCATCTATTTCCTCAATTATATTGATTGTTTTAGCTATGTCGCCGGTTATTCCGGACACAAGGGTAGAAACAGTTACTGCTCTACTTTCTACCTATATTGTAGCAAATTTAGGTATAGTATCTGTATTTATGGGAGCTACAGCTTTTACGCGGTCAAGAGAAAATGGTAAATGACATGGTTATTAGTAGTATTTTTATCAGGGACGGTTCAGG